CCGCCTCTCATGCCCGGCCTCCCATTGGCGGACGTTGTTCGCCGGAGTTTTGCATAGCTTTGAAATGTTCTTTCTGCTCTTTCAGATTCAGCTTATAGATTTTCTTGTATTGCTTTTCTGTCAGTTGAAGTGACTCTTGCATCCTGTCAGTCATTTGAGTTGCTATCTTTTCAGGATTCGGAACTTCGTGTGGAAGGCGTTGCTCATACTGCTGTCTTTCCTGTGGTTCCGGATGGTCTTGTGCCACAGCCAGACTGCTGCAACTTATCAGGCAGGCAGCAAGCCCTATTAGTCTCATGTTTCTTTTCATTCTTTTTGCTGTTAATTGGTTTCATATTCCAAAGTTAAGTAGTAGTTGAAATAGATGAAAATGAAATCGACAAAGAACGGAGTTTTATCTATAAAACATGGTGTCACTATCCTATGATGATAGTGTAAGCATCCTTGTCGGATGGTGTCACTATGAGTGCCGGATAGTGACACCATCCTGTTTCAAGAAAGAAACGAAGGCAGAAAAAAGGAAAATGTGAACATAAACAGTTGATTTATGGATAGTCTCATTTTATCCTAAGCCATTAAATTTGTGCCTGATTATAGAACGATTATTATGAAAAGACTATTGTTCATTTTTTCCTTTTTTTGCCTGCCTGTTATCGGTGGGAGTGCACAGAATGTTCTGACTCTGGAGAACTGCCTTCGTATAGGGATTGAAAATAATCTCTCGTTGCAGGGCAAACGAAAAGCAATGCAAAAAAGTAAGTATGGTGTTTCAGAGAATCGGGTGAAATTGTTGCCGCAGATCAATGGTTTTGCTAATTTCAATGATAACATCGATCCGCCTGTCTCCGTGACTGACGGTTCTTCTTATGGAGTGCCATATAATATCACCCGGACACTGCAATATGGTGCCAATGTCGGACTGGAATTACAGATGCCACTTTATAATCAGACTCTTTACACTTCGATTTCTATTGCAGAAATTGTGGATGAGATGAGCCGGCTTTCGTACGAAAAGGCAAGAGAAGATTTAATCTTGCAGATTAGTAAAATGTATTATCTGGGGCAAGTTACCGCGGAGCAGATCGCATTGATAAAAGCCAATATTACCCGATTGGAGGAATTGAGAGATATCACTCAGGCCTTTTTCGATAATGGAATGGCAATGGAAGTTGACCTGAAGCGGGTGAATATCAATCTTGAAAACCTGAAAGTGCAGTATGACAATGCGCAGGCGATGATGACACAACAGCTGAATATGCTGAAATATATCATGGATTATCCGGCAGAGAAGGAGATTGGATTATTACCGGTCAATACGGATAGTATTGCTACGGTAGCGTTGACCGGATTATCGGAAAATCTGTATGAACTTCAGTTGCTTCAATCGCAGGTACAGCTGGCAGAGAGGCAGAAACGGTTGATAAGTAATGGTTATATTCCTTCTCTCAATCTGACGGGGAACTGGAGGTTTGCTGCTTATACGGATGAGGCTTATCATTGGTTCCATTCCGGTCCGTCTAATCATTGGTTCCGTTCTTATGGAGTGGGGTTGACTTTGCGTATTCCTATCTTCGACGGTCTGGATAAGAAATACAAGATCCGGAAAGCGATGATTGATATTGAAATGATGAAACTTTCGCAGTTGGACATACGGAAGAACCTGCATACGCAATATCTGAATGCAGTCAATGATTTGATGAACAACCAACGCAACTTTAAAAAGCAGAAAGACAATTATCTGCTTGCCGAAGAAGTGTATGCAGTTACTACTGACCGTTACAGGGAAGGAATCACATCGATGACTGAGGTGCTGCAAGATGAAATGCGGATGAGTGAAGCACAGAATAATTACATTAGCGCACATTATAACTATCGGGTGACTAACCTGATGTTGTTGAAGTTGACCGGACAGATAGCGTCCCTGTTCAAATAATAGATAACTAATTGAATCATTCATATGGAAACAATGGAAAAAAATACAGTCTCCGGTACACATCAGGAGAAAGCTAAGAAGATGAGAAAATTACGTCGTTGGCAGATAATAGTAAGTTTATTTGGAGTCGCTATTATCGTTTGGGGAGTGATTGAAGTTGTTTTTCTCTTTCTGGGCTATAAGCAGACAGAGACCAGTAATGATGCACAGATAGAGCAATATGTGTCGCCTGTCAATCTGCGTGCATCAGGCTATATTAATAAGATTTATTTCACAGAACATCAGCAGGTGCACAAAGGGGATACATTGCTGGTGCTGGATGACCGCGAATATAAAATCCGGGTGATGGAAGCTGAAGCTGCATTGAAAGATGCGCAGGCAGGCGCTACTGTGATAAATGCGACCTTGCAGACTACGCAAACAACTGCATCTGTATATGATGCTTCTATTGCCGAAATAGAAATCCGGCTGGCAAAATTGGAGAAGGACCGGCAACGCTATGAAAATCTGGTCAAACGAAATGCGGCCACACCTATCCAGTTGGAACAGATTGCGACCGAATATGAAGCTACCTTCAAGAAGCTGGAAGCGACAAAGCGTCAACGGGAAGCAGCTCTTTCAGGAGTGAATGAAGTTTCTCATCGTCGTGAGAATACGGAAGCTGCTATTCAGCGTGCGACGGCTGCGCTTGAGATGGCACGGCTCAATCTTTCATATACAGTTGTATTGGCTCCTTGTGATGGCAAGTTGGGCCGGCGTTCGTTAGAGGAGGGACAGTTTATTACAGCAGGACAATGCATTACGAATGTTTCTCCAAAATATAGGATAACAATCTGATAATAAAAATGATAACTTAGCGCTATTATGTGGTGAAGATAAGTTTTTGAACATTTATTCGTCAAACATCTCTCCCTTTCCTAAAATAATCCACTCGACAGATACTTTGTAATCTTTATGTAGATAAACGATCCACTCTGGCTTTAGTATATGTTTGTCGGGATAGAATTTTACACAGTTTACATTCCAACGATGCAAATTATTGTTTCTAGTGAAAGTTTGAAGCCCTCGTATTTTTTTTTGGGCTTTCAAGGTTTCTATAGCTTCAAAGAAACGCTTGCTTATAGCGATTCCTTCTTCTGATATTATTGCCATTTTATTTAATATTTTGGTTCTTTGTATCTTGCATTGAAATATCCGACCCACTTACATGAACACATCTTGCAGTATTTTCCTGCTGGGCAAGAAATTTTTTATTTTGTTCCTGCATGGATTCGATTGTTCTTTGCTGTGACAAAACAGTTTCAGTTAATCTTGATATCTGTTCAAACACTTCGCGGCTCATAGAAACTGAGTCATTCTGTAATTCTAGTCTCTGTTCTACAAGCTCATCTAAGATCTGCTCTCTTAGTCTTTCCTTATTTGTTATAGGAGTGCTTTTTTCTATAATCCCAGCTATGGCGTCTCCTTTGACAAACATGTCTACGTCATTGCCATCTAACCATCCAGGAGTCAGATGGTATTTGTTTTCCAGTAGATATTTGTTCTTATCTGTTAAAGATACATTTCCACTTTCTATCTGTGAATAACTATTTTGCTTCATACAAAGTACTTCGGCAAATTGAGACTGGGTTAATCGCAGATACTTTCTTAGATATTTTAATCTATTTTCCATGTTTAAAATAAGTTAAATATATCTGTTTTATAGTAGTATTTAATCTATAATAGATATATTTGCAATGTGATATAATATATAACAATACAAAGATAATGGAAAATAGATTAAAAACAAGCAATTTGCTGCACGAAGGTCAAACAATGACCCTAAAAGGCTATTACAAAAATCTTCCGGAATCAGTCCATCCCAAGACGGAGTTTATTAATGAGATAACAAAGAGGACAGGGGTGTCGTTTAATACTGCTAGAAATTGGGTTATTTACGGCATGAAACCCAACAATCCTGAACATATCTCAGTACTTTCCGAAATCACGGGAATTCCACGCAATAATTTATGGTCTGAATAAAAAAACTATTGAGCAATGAAAGATTTAGAGTTCTACATATTTGAAGATGAACTTTGGTGTCTGTTCCCTGATGGAAGCAACCAACCTGTGACCGATAAAGACATAGGACTAATAAAAAGTGTATTGGATCGTATACGCGAATGTTACCCGGATGCATATAAGGCGCTGATGGAATGTTACCAAAAAAGCGCACAGAATATCCCATATTTCCAATACCTTATGGTTAGACGTTTCTGCAAATGCAATTTTGGAGAACTGGATAACACAAGCCGGGATATTGATAAAAACGGTGGATTCAATTTTGAACGTGTAAAATGTCCCATGCGTGGAGAATGCAAGTACGAAGGTATTATATGCTGTCCCCAATTTTACAGTCGTATATCAGATGCAGAAATGAGAGTTATGAAAATGATATATGAAGGAGCTAATAACGAAGATATTGCAGAAAAACTCTATCTCTCCCCCCATACTGTAAAAAATCATATTAAGTCAGTGTATATCAAACTTGGTATTCATGAAAAATCAGAGTTTATTCAATACGCGCACAAGAACAACCTTTTTAAAGATTAGATACAATGTTGAATGAGGATGTATTAAAGATAGTTCTCAATGATAAAACTTTTAGCCAACGTGAAGCTGAAGAAATAGTAGGAAGTAGAGGACGTTTGTTCAAATTGATAGGTTCGGGCGGTATTCGTGCTGAAAAGATACCCTCTAATCGTCAAAATGGAAGATGGTACTGCAATGCCTATGATGTTATCAAAAACGCATCTTTAAAATAGCTGATAATCAAATAGTTATATCAAGTTAAAGACAATATTTTTATAAGTTTATAATTTGCTTTAAAGTCAAAAATAAAGTAACTTTACATTGTAATTAAAAGATAATCAGTTAGTTATGAAAAAAGAATTTGTATTAACACTTTGGGTTTTGTCATTTATTGCAATGGTTGTATTGGCAGATCCATATAAGATTTCATTTTGGATTTCATTTGGGTTATTTGGATATTTCTCAGTGTATATCGAAAAGCATAATAAAAGGTTTGAGCATGAAGATGAGTAAATATCCGTATGTAATCCAGGAAATCACCCTGATAACGTATAGTGGAAGAAAACTACATCTTACAATTGTGGAGAAGGAGATTATAGATATTCCTATCAGATTGACGAAAAACAAAATACTCGATGCTTTTGCTTCAATGAAAGACAAACCGGTCGATGTAAAACTAAAAGTGAAGTACATATAAGAGCGTACATAAGGGCAATGAAAACAAAAGAAGAATTATTAGCAATGAGTCATGAAGACTTGGCTTCACTTACATATAAAATAATGTATGAGCAATGTCTTCTTGAAAATAAGGAAAAAGAAAACAAAAGATTAAGAGAAATACTTGACACTATTGGTGTTACGTATGAAACATTCAAATCAGAATTCCATGAATGATGAATTACTGCAATTAGAAGCCGAGTTGAAAAAGGTGGAATCTAGTAACCTTGAATATCTTCCTGAATATGGATATTCAAGGAAAGAGGAAATAATCCAGCTTATCAAAGAGGATATATCTGATGTCAAAAAAGAAATCAATAAAAGACTAAAGTTATACTCTTCAGGTATTTCATCAGGATATACAGAGAAAAGCTTAGAAGAAGAGAGAACTAACCTTTGTCTAATGCAGGGGTTGGCGAGATATTGTTAAACTTTAAAATATTAGAGCAATGGAAGAAAACAAATTAACAAAACAGGAAAATGATGCATTGGCAATGTTTGGTAAAGGCAAAACCATTTATCAAGTTGCAGGTAACGACGTGGCATTATCATTTGATATTGTACGTAACTATTTGACTAAAGGTAATGGGCAGGTATCTGATCAAGATATTGTTCAGTTTATTAGTATTTGTAAATTCAACCAGCTTAATCCATTCTTGAACGAAGCATTTCTTGTTAAGTTCGGACAACAGCCGGCACAGATGATTGTCAGCAAGGAAGCGTTTTTCAAACGTGCTGACGCTAGTGAACAATACGAAGGCTTCAAAGCGGGCATCATTATTATTAGAGATAACCAGATTGTAGAGGTAGAAGGCTGTTTTTATAATGAAAAGACAGATGTACTTGTAGGGGGATGGTGTGAAGTTTACCGATCTGACCGCAAATTTCCGATTGTAGCGAAAGTTAATCTTTCCGAATATGACAAAAAGCAATCTATATGGAATGAAAAAAAATCCACTATGATTTCCAAGATAGCCAAAGTCCAAGCATTGCGTGAAGCTTTCCCGGCCCAACTAGGTGCAATGTATACACAAGAAGAGCAAGAAGTTAAATTTACCGAATATGAAGATGTCACAGACAAAGAAGATAAGGGTAAAAAAATAGCAGAAATTGCTGCTAAGGCCGCAGGAGTGGAAGAGCAACCTAAACCGGAACAACCGGTAAATCAGTCTCAAAATAATACAAGTAATAAACCGGTTCAAAAAACATTATTATAATGGAAATATTAGAAGGTAACGGTCAGCATTCTCTTTCATGGTTTAGACAACGCATAGGCAAAATTAGTGGTTCAAATGTCGGATTACTTATGAAAAGCAGCAGAAACGGCATATTTAGTGATACTGCTAAAAGTTATATTTTTCAAGTTGCGGCAGAGCGAGCTATGAATCCTGAAATAGTAAATGATGATATTGCATTTACAGAATACTTATCTGCTGTAAATGTAGAAAGTAAAGCTATGCGTTTTGGAACAGAGCAAGAGGCAAATGCACGTGATTTGTATTCTAAGTTAACGGGAAGGCATATTGTAGAAGTGGGGTCGTGTAAGCACCCCACTATCCCTAACTTTGCAAGTAGTCCTGATGGCTTCTTTTATGATGAAGAATTGGGAGAACGGGCATGTATTGAGATAAAATGCCCTTCCCAAAATACTTTCATGAAGTATAAAAGTGAAGTATACGACAATGACTCTTTGCTTCAAATAAAATATGAATACTTTTATCAGTGTATGGCTCACATGATGTGTTGTAATGCAAACTGGACTGATTTTGTTGTATATAATCCTTTTCAAATAGATCCTATTCACATTGTTCGTATACTACCAGACGAAAAGGTCTTTGCAGAAATGGAGAAGCGTATTAGAATGGCGGACGATATTATTAACCAAATAGCGGATATAGAATAATGGGCGATTCATTGATAAAAGAAACTCAACTCCAGCGTATTATACGAAAAACAGGTAGAAAACCATGTGAATGCAAATGTTCATTATGCAAAATGCAATGCCATACTCCTTGTTTAGGAACCCCGCAAGATATTGAGAAATTGATAGATGCGGGTTATTCAGACCGGTTACTCCCCACTCTTTGGGGAGCCGGAATGATAATGGGGGTTATTGATTTCCCAGTTCCTATGATCCAAATTGCATCGGGCGATGATTATTGTTCTTTCTTCCATAATGGTTTATGTGAACTTCACGACAAAGGATTGAAGCCTACCGAAGGGCGTTTGTCGCATCATTCTACACGCATTGACAATTTCAAAGTATCTAAAAGTATAGCTTGGAATGTCGCGAAGGAATGGCTTTCAGTAGATAATGCAGAGGTGATAGAACGTATTGTTAATAAACTAAATAAAAAATAGAGCAATGGAAACACAATTAGCAATTCAAGAAAGCGACCTAGAACTGGTCGTGAGTGAAAAGACGTTAGGTAGCCTTACTACCAATGCAAAGCAAATCCGAGATATTGTAATGGCGAATTTGCCGAAGTATGATATATCCAACTACACGGATGACAATATTGATCAGGCAAAGAGAGATAAAGCCTCTCTCAACAAAGCTGCAAAAGCTCTCAACTCCAAACGCCTTGAAATAGAGAAGGAGTTTATGAAACCTTTTGGAGAATTCAAGGAGGTAGTAAACGAAACGGTGAAACTCATTGGTGAATGCTCCGCTAAGATTGATACTGTAGTCAAGCAGAATGAGCAGCAATACAAGGACAAGAAGAAAGCCACCATTAAGACCTATTTTGATGGCATGAACACTAATCTCGTAGACTTTAACAAGGTGTTCAAACTGGAATGGCTAAACAAGACTACAAGCATGAAGTCTGTTTGCTCTGATATTGACGTTATATTTGCTAAGGTTGAAAACGAGCTATCTACGCTAAAAGGCTTTGGTGAAGATTATGATGTGCTTCGTACCTATTATATGGATATACTTAACATCACATCCACCATCCAATATGCCAACCGACTTAAAGAACAACGAGAGCGAGCTAAGGCAGCGGAAGAAGCTAAGATTAAAGCGGAACAAGAAAAGCAACAAGCAGAAGAAGCTCGTAAAGTTGTTGAAGTAGAACAAGTCAAATCACGTCCGATCAATCCATTTGCAATGGCAAATCAAAAAGCTGACGAACAAGTACCTTTTAGTCAATCCATATCGCAACAACCTGAATTATTAACGAGAGCATTCAAGGTTACCACTACTCGTGAAAACATCATTGCTCTTGGTGATTTTATGAATTCAAAAGGTATTGATTTTGACAAAATAGAATTAGCATGAGTGAAACTGGAAAAGAATACGGACAATTTGTAAAACAGAGAAGAGAAGAACGTTATAGTCAATTTGTTAATACAATCCTTCCTGCTATCAAATCTTTAGGATACGATGTTATTCAGCGAAATGATTTTGGATTCGAATTTATTGTGTCTAAGAAAGGATTTGGATGGGTTATATTTTATCCCAAAGGTGATAGATTATTATTGTGTAAGCAAAACAAATGGCTATATGGTGGCTTTTCCTGGATTCGCAAACATATACTTAAAAGCAATGGAAGTATGCAAAACAGATGTTCAGACCATTATTCGGCTCCTTGACAAGAGTGCAGAGTTAATTGATAAATATTGTAAGAAGCCTTGCGAATTTGATAAAGCAAGACAAGCTAAAAAACTAAGTAAAAAATTAAAAAAGAAAATATACAATGGAAAAGAATGAAATTTTAAATAGCGACTGGGCTGTCCGCCGCAATGCCGCCGGCAATCCCAACACTCCGGTCGATACCCTTGTCGAACTGTCGAAAGATAGCGAATGTGATGTCCGTCGCAGTGCCGCCGGTAATCCCAACACTCCGGTCGATACCCTTGTCGAACTGTCGAAAGATAGCGACTGGGCTGTCCGCCGCAATGCCGCCGG